GCAAACTGTCCGTTCTTGTATGTGGTGTAGATGTCGCCGGCAACCTTAGCTGCTGTCTGACCTACTGCCATCATGTTGATTCCGCTAAAGCCCACACCAACCTTGGTATCTGGGAGGATAGTCTTACCCTCCTGATACACGGTGATGTCCGTGGGCGTAGCAATTACTTCTGGTCCCCGCATGGAGACCACTTCTTGTGGATCGGTCATTCTACTCCTCCATACTGGTCGGCGATATCACCCGCCTCCATGATCATTTCGTCTTGTGTTTGTGGTCCGATGGATGCGCGTCCCCGGATACCGGCGCGGAGTGCGCCTCCAGAGTCGTCATTCATTAGGGACATTGCCCCGCCCATGTCCTCTACGTCCATTCCCCTGCCAAGCATACCCATGGCTACGCCAGAGGCGGCCTTGTTGTTTTTGGCTTGCTCAGTTCGACCCATCCGCATGGCGGACGAGATCACTGACTTTGCAATCTTAGGGACAACGGTGTTGATCATTTCCATTTCTGGGGTATCGGATTCGATACCAGACGCAACGTCGTTAGGGTCGTCTAGGTCGTAGACTGGTCGGATGTTGCCCTTCTCGTCAGCTACCGCAAAGCGGCCATTGACGACAGAGGCCATATCCGTGATGCCAAGTAGCTCGAGCTTTACTAGCTCATCTACATGGACCTCAGCAGGAACGTCCTGATCGAGTTCGTTTAGTTTTAGTTGTCCGAGCTTCTGCATAAGGCTCTGCTCGTAGACCTTGCGGGCCTTGAAGTTGTTTTGAGCCTGAGTTGCATTGGCGGCAGAGGCTAGGTTAGGTGCCATCTCGCCTCGTAGCCACTCAGGGCTTTGACCCATCTCGTTTCGTAGGCCGGTTTCGGCCATGAACGGGTCTTTCTCGTTTAGGTGGGATGATGCGGATCGACGGGCAAAGTCACGGGCGGCTGTTGGCCCCTGTGGATGCTCTGCCTCTGCGGTTGCCCACACATCGTCTGCGTTGTCCGAGGACAGCTCCTTGCGGGAGTCCTCATACCAGCGGGTCCACGCTTCGATCGGATCCTTGAATAGACCACGGTAGGCTGGGAGTCGGCTCTTGACCTTCTCGCCACGCTTCTTAGCTTGGATCTGCTTCATTGATACTACCTTCTCCTTGACTGACTCGCCGTTGCGGCCAGTGGCTAGGGAGAATAGCTTGTTTAGTTTATCTTGGTTAAGCATTAGGTTTACCCCACTGCTTGTCGGCAGAGTAGGCGGCACCCGCCGCGTTGAGCACAGACGTAGCGATTCCAGTAGACAGCATGGAGGACGAGCTGTCCACGATACCGCCACGGCTTGGCATAAAGGTCTGCTGCTCTGGTACACCGAGGTTTCGCTTGGCTAGCATGTTCTGGTATGAAGTGTCGATGTCACGGCCTTGGTTGGCGAAGGACACACGCATGTTGGCGTTGTTGACCTGAGCTGCCTTGGCTGTCTGACGAACCATGCTGCGCACGTTCGCTGAGTCTAGGCTGATGCCACGGGCCGACATGGCGCCGAGGAAGCTAGATGTAGTTGTGTTGGTCTGCTTTGATAGCTGGGATGATGCGTTGTTCCACGCGGCCTTGCCGTAGATACCCTGTTGTACCTTAGAAAGGTTGGCGGCTGCTTCGATCTGCGCGTTCACCTGTAGCTGGCCTCCGTACTGACGGAGCATGTTACGGTTCGCGGCTTCATTCTGCCACTTGTTCTGGAAGTTGGCGTTCTGCTGCTGCATCTGCTGAGCCATGGCGTCGGCCTTGGCTTGGCTTGATGCGCCCATTGCTCCCATGACTCCCGATGCTAGGGCGATTCCACCCATAATAAATGCTGGCATGTTTAGCTCCTAAAGCGGTCAATGATTGATCGCTGTTGAGTTGGGTTGTTGGTGTTGTTGCGGTTCAGAATTGCACCGCTAACATGACTGGGAAGAAGTCCCATGATTCTGTCGTTGCTAAGCCATTGCTTTACAACGTCGTCCTGAGCCTTCTTCTCGTTACGCTCGATCTGTGAATCTGGGTTGATGACCATTTCATCACTCCAGTTCTTAACCGCCGAGGCCAACACGTCGATTCTATCGTCGTGCTTGAGTGCGCCCTTGCGGTCCTGCATTCGGGTGATCTGTGTCTGAGTTGCCTTGGCCGTGATGGCCGAGGTGGACACGATCAGCCTGTGCTGAGACATCACTGGTTCGAGTGTGTCTACAATCCTCTTCTCCTTGGAGCCGGTTACCCGGAACTCGTCCACAGCCATGCGTCCACACACCTTGGCCACTACGGGCCTGAGTAGGTTGGTGAACATGCCGTCTCCGTAATTGGATTCGACTAGGATGCGGTTTGCCTTGTAACGGTACGCCAGCTTTGCAATCTGCAATAGGGTAACGTCACTGTAGCCGCCATCCAAACCCTCTAGGGCATGGATAACGATGTAGCCATTCACGAATGAGGCTACGCATATTGCCGTCTCATCTGCGCCACGTCCCGAAGGGTCGACGAAGAGGATGGTTTCTAGATATGGAACGAACTTCTCCGATACCCACTGTGGCTTGTAGAGAAGATCTCCATTGAGGCCGTAGGTCGGGATGTTTAGCGGGCTTACCTTGCCCCATACCACCTTCTCTGGAAACAGGTCTGGTGATACGTCCATCACAATTAGGTCATCCAGCCGTAGCGGATACCGTGATGAATCACTGAGTGTTGGGTCCAACAGGTAGTGCAAGGCGAACTGGCGGGGGCCAATCTTGGCCATGCGCTCGTCTAGGACTGCCTGTGAGAACCGCTGTGGATCCACCGATGTTCCGGGTACACCCTCTAGGTCGAGGATGTAGGGAGCCACAAAGGCCACCTGAGACTCGATCTCTGGGTCTGGGAACACGGCGGGGAATTTGATGATCTTATACGGTAGCCGTAGGTAGATCGAGTCGGTTGACTGGTAGGTACCGAGGAGCACGATGCGTCCATGCGGTACGGGATTACGGATCTGCTCGAGTTCTGCGCACCGTTCGATGAGCTTGTTTCGAGCCTGTGGGGTGTCGGAGTTCTTCTCAATCTCCACGTCGTCACACAGGACATAGTCGGCGTGGGCGCCGGTGATCTGGCCTGTGATACCCTTGGCTGTCACGCTTAGATCCTGACCCTCGCGGGTGCGGTTCAACACGTTGAAGCCGAAGGCTGAGTCCTTGGTCTGTGGACCCGGTACTAGGTGAGCCATGTAAGGCACCAGATCTAGGATCCTGCGGACTTGGGAGATGAACTTGATGGACTTGTCCTGCGTTGCCGACAGTACTAGGATAGTACAGTTAGGATCGTTCAGGAGGAGCCATGAGGCGTACATAGCCACTACGGTAGACTTGCCGGCTCCACGTCCAGCCTGTAGCTGGAAGTCTCTGTCGCCGTTCTGGATGGTCTCTGCGATGGCGTACTGTAGGGGAGATGGTTCCCCTAGTCCGAGGTGCCGCATACACATAAAGAGATGATTACGGAAGTCCTCACGGACTTCTTGGGGTGCTATGATGGTGCACCTCCTTCCTTCGTTGGCATAAATGGAACAATCGTGTGGTTTGCCCTACCCTATTTGGGAATGGAATGGCAGACCACAGTCAGAAAACCTCCTATCCCCGATCAAGGGATAGAAGGCGGTAGCGAAATGTCCACACAGGGGTTGTCCCTATGCGCATTGCCCGATGACACCTCCCCAATAGACGGAGAGGTATAGGGCGGCCGAATTTGTTATACCACTTAAGGCATAACAGGCCGAATAGCGTAACCGCAGCTGTCCCTAGCTTGTTAGGCTTGGGTCTATGTCAGCTGGATCGCGTAGCGTATCACCCAAACTTCTTGAGCTTGAATGGGACGATATTTTCTAGAGACTCCAGCTTGGGAGCTGAAGCGAGGTTCTGAAGACGCTCCTTGTTATCCGCGATGACGCGGGCAACAGCCTGATACAGGCCCGGGGTGCGCTTCTCTTCGTTCTGAAGATCCTCGATGAGTGCATCAACGAGTAGCTCATTGAGCTTGTCGATGTTGGTCATGTGGTTACTTCTTCTTTTTTGGGGCGGGCTTCTTCACCTCAGGCTTGGCCCAAGGTGGTACCCACTTCTTTGCGGCTGGTTTCTTAGCTTTCACTTTCCTACCCGCTTCATGATAGAGGCGAATGGGAAGATGTTACCGGCAACGAAGCCGGCGACTGCGCAGATGACGCAGAAGAAAATAGTTCCGAGGAATGATGACATGTGTTTTCCTTTATGCTATTGTAACGTAGACGATTGGCACGGAAAGATTGCCGTGGGTAATCGAGCTGGTTACGGGTGTTGTTGTGAAGTTGCGGGAGGTGGCGATGGTCTGACCCCATAAGATGTAGGCATCACTGGCTGTGGCAGTACCGGTCTTAAAGATTTTAGGTAGTGCGGTAGTTCCGTGAGATCTCATGTTCGGGAAGTTAGCGGCTGGTGTGTTGTACACTAGCCAATACTGAGTACCGGCATATAGAGTTGCACTGTAGGCGGAGGAGATAGCCGTGGTTGCAGCCGACGCAGTTAGCGCGGCGGAGCAGTGCAAGGCTGCGGTACCAGACGGCCAGCCATCAGCGCCAGAGGCGTAGATAGCGAGGGAACAGGTCCCGGATGCAACAGCTGTACCGGTATACGCACCAATAGCTGAGATGGTGATCGTCTTCTGTGGGACGTATGGGATAGCGTAAGAAGTGGACGCAGCTGATAGGGCAACGGTGGTTGTCGCAATACCGTTATCTCCCGGGTGGTCAAACCATCCGGTAAATCCTTGTACTGACGTCGTAAACTTACCATTCTTTCCAGAGACGGCTCCCGAGGCTGCGGTTACATCAGACGCAAATACTGCGGCTTGGGTGCTACCGATAGTCAGGGCGTTAACGCCAGCCGTGGTCAGAGATACGTTGTTAGTACCAAACCAAATACCGGTATCAGCGTCTGTAGCGCGGGAGATGGACGGCAGTGCCGCTGTTCCCACTGCAACGTAGTTGATACCAGTAGTAGTGATGTCACCAAGGCTAGTGATGCTTCCATTGGCCTGTAGGTTAGCTGCAAAGGTAATACCCTGTGATGCACCAATGGTCATAGCAAGAGTACCGGCTGTTGCCATGTAGATCTTGTTACCAGCTGCGTCGAAGTACATACCCGTATCTGTATCACCAGTGTGGGTAACAGATGGAGCTGCGGCTGAGCCGTCTCCAAAGGTCATATCTGTCCATGTGTTGTCGCCACGGAGCCAAGTAGACGATGATGGTGTACCGGTCGCAGATAGCTCGGTGGTACCGATGGTAGCTGCGTCGATGTTCCAGACTGTACCGCTCGAGGAGACTGTGATGTCTCCCTTGTCGCCGTCTGATACGGAACCAGAAGCCGCAGCCCACGTATTGTCTCCCCGAAGGAAGTTAGCGGCTGAGGGTGTACCAGTCGCAGATAGCTCGGTGATACCGACGGTAGCTGCATCGATGTCCCAGACTGTACCGCTTGAGGAGACTGTGATGTCTCCCTTGTCGCCGTCTGATACGGAACCAGAAGCCGCAGCCCAAGTGTTGTCTCCCCGTAGGAAGTTAGAGCCCGAGGGTGTACCGGTCGCAGACAGTTCGGTTAGGCCAACTGTAGCTGCATCGATGTTCCATGCTGTACCGCTTGAGGAGACTGTGATATCTCCCTTGTCGCCATCTGAAACTAGGATACCTGTTGTCCAAGCACCGTCTCCCCGTAGGAAGTTAGTAGCTCCGGCTGTTCCTGTGGTTACTAGATCTGCTAGGGCGTGTGTGTGAGTTGGAAGGTTCGTGCAGTTGCTTAGGTTGCCTGAGGTCGGGGTTCCCAAGATTGGTGTGACAAGTGTTGGTGTGTCAGCAAAGACAGCCGCACCAGAACCTGTTTCGTTCGTGAGGGCTGTCTTTAGTTCTAGTGAGGTGAATGACCCTAACGATGTAGCATTACCTGAAGAGGTGATGTGTCCCGTTAGGTTGGCGTTAGTGGTAACGTTTCCAGCTGTGAGGCCAGAAGCGGTACCAGTACAGTTTGTTAGTACACCGGTAACTACTCCGTTGCCGGTAACGCCGAAGGTGGTTGTGCCCGCGTTGTTCAACCCTTCAAGGATGAAGTCGGTATCTGCCGCACTACCACGCTTGATGCTAACAGCGCCATTGGTTGAGTCGGTCAAGATCTCGGGGGTGATAGCGTTGTCGTAGGCATTCTGTAGACTTGATACAGACTGACCACCGATACCAACCTGATCTGAGAATTTACCGGCTTCATAGAAGAATGCTTGAGCCGCATTGTTGAGGGCAGTTGCGCCCTGCTTGACGACCAAGAATCCTCTGAGGATGCCGTTCTCTGCGATGCTGGGCTCTGTGACAAAGGGCGTTGTTTGAATACTGGCCTTTGCATCGGACAAGGAATTGAACTCGGTTTGTCCCGGCTGTATCTTGACATTGTTCGACACGAAGGAGTAGATGCGTTGTACGGTCCACTTGTTCGTGGCGACTGCGGTCGAGACACCTGCGACATCCCAGATACTGGGGTTGATTGATGTGCCTGTACTACCGTTTGTTCCGGTACTGAATCGGTACTGAAAGGACAACGCCGTAAGCGAAGCCAAGGTCAGTACGTTGGGGTCGGATGTACTGTTCGCCCAGTTAGATCCCATAGAGTGCACTTTACCGGCGCTCTTGTTGAGCTGTAGGTTTGCACCGTTTGCTGAGTACACATTCCCGTCGAAATTGAATTTGCCTAGGGCTAGGGAGAGGTCGGACAGTTGGTTTACTGGCGACACAATCGTATGCCCGAACTGATTGACAGCATCTAGGCTTGTTAGGTTCACGTGAATCAGTGATCCCAACACAATGTAGGATCTCTCTTGGGTGTTAGTGAACGCTGTCAATGACTGCACGACAGCCCCTGTGTTGTCAATAGCAACATAGGAGACGAGACCACTGGCAATTTGGGTAGCTGTGATTCCTGTCTTGCCAGTCCAAGTGACTGCGGTGAAGGTTGGTGGATTAACTAGGTTGTCTGCCACCACTCCACTTCCGTCTGTGATAGAGAAGGTCGTACCGCTAGCGACTGAGAGGAAACCACCGCTGATGATTCCTGTGCTGTTGTTCACATGCGCAATAGAAGCATAGGTGGTTGGTAGACCGAGTGTTGTGCGTTGAGCCGCTGCGTCAGCGTCATCCAATAGAGCCTTACCGGCGGTTGTGATGTCGCCACCGAGTTCGGTGGTGGTTACAACACCGGCGTCGATGTTCCATACTGTACCGGAGGAGGAGACGGTGATGTCTCCCTTGTCTCCGTCAGAGAGACCTGTCACGGCTGCCCATGTATTGTCTCCCCGAAGGTAGGTAGAGGCTGATGGTGTACCCGTAGCAGATAGCTCGGTTAGACCGATAGTGGCTGCGTCGATGTTCCATACTGTACCAGAGGAGGAGACAGTGATGTCTCCATAGTCTGCGTCTGATAGTACGGCTGACGGGGTTACCCAACTGTTGTCTCCCCGAAGGAAGGTAGAGGCTGATGGTGTACCCGTAGCGGACAGTTCGGTGATACCGATGGTAGCTGAGTCGATGTTCCATACCGTACCAGAGACAGAGACAGTGATGTCTCCCTTGTCGCCGTCAGTTACTAGAACTCCCGTAGACCATGCGTTATCTCCACGGAGGAAGTTGGCGCTGGTGGGGGTGCCTGTTGCCGACAGCTCGGTTAGACCGATTGTGGCTGCATCGATGTTCCATACTGTACCAGAGGAGGAGACAGTGATATCTCCCTTGTCGCCGTCAGTTACGGCGGCGGCTGGGGTCACTGGGACCCACGCTGCGCCATTCCATGCTGGAACCTGATTGCTTGTAGCCCCGCTGACGGTAAGGTCAGAGAGTGCGTGTGTGTGGCTCGGTAGATCGGCGCCAACGGCGGTTGATAGTACACCGGTTGAGCCGGTGACTGTGTTCTTGACAATGCCGGTGGTCAACAGACCTAGGGATTGTTCCGCTGATAGTCCGGTAGTTGCGGTTTGTACGATGTACTTGGCCGAGGCTGGTGCAATGTTTGCATTAGCCGGTGACCGATTGTACCACAGCGCGGTGGCTGTTTCGTACTGAAGAACGTCGGTGTCAGCAAGACCCGAAATGAGAACATCCGATAGGAAGTTAAGATCGAGTGTGCTATAGGTTTGATCGCCCTTGAGAACGGTTGAGCTGGTAGCACTTCCGCTTCCAAGGCGGGCCGTAGCCACCGTTCCTGATGTGATGTCTGCTGCGCTGTGGACGTGGGCGGGTAGGTCGGCACCTACTGCAATGCTAAGGACACCGGTTGTGGTGGTGTTCTTTACGATTCCCGTCGCAAGGCTACCAAGGGCGAACTCGTTTGTCAGAGTGCCGTCGGCTACCTGTGTGATGTATGTGGCGTTGATTGGCGCAGTAACTGCCGATGTAATCTCCGGCAGGGAAAGCCAGACTGTTGACCCGTCGCCAATTCGGATAGCCTCACTGGTGGTATCATAACTGATCTCACCAATGGCCAATACCGGATTGACGGAGGTCCAATTCGCGAGAGTGTCTCGCCTGATTCTAATGATATCGTCTGCCATTAGGCTGTACCTCCATTAATGTCTCTAACGTAAATAATGTTCTCTACGGACGTCCCGCCATTCTGATCATTGATCTGGGTGATGGCAGCAGCTTCCCCGTTGAGGGTGACAACGTCATAATCTCGCAGAAGTTGTTGGTGTACTTCACCGGTACCAAGTACCAGAAACACCGACAGGCCATCGTCAGATAGGTAGGTGCGAACTACCCGATCTAAGGACTCCGATGCCGGCTTGGGATTGACCCGTTTGTAATTAGGCACGTTTCTTCTTTCGTTTCTTAAAGGCCATATCCAGTTGTGGATCTTGGCCGCGTAGGGCTGCAACCGCCTCACGGAGCGTGGTGGGGTTGTTGTCGTCAAGCGCGTCCGCTAGGATGTTTGCTTGACTGGTCTTGCGTTCTGGGATGTAGCCAATTAGGCGACAGGTAAGGGCTCCAAGACCAAGGTACCAAGCTCCGACAACCGCCCCGAGCAAGCCCACACTAACGAAGATGATCTCCGCTAGCTGGGCCCACCATGGGACGATGTCTTTTACCTTCGAGGTTTCCTCGAGGATGTCTTGGGACTTCTTAATGATCTCGGCCTGTTGTTGAATCCCTTGATTGGATCTTTCTTCGGCTTCGTCGAGTCTTGGGGGACTTGAGGTGACGGCGTCTCGGATTCCTTCAAAGTTTTCCTTAGATTGCTGCGCGATAGATGTGATGCTGTTGGCGCTCTTGTTGATGGCTGTGACAGCCGAGCATCCAACCAGATTAATCACAATCGCGCATAGAGTTATTCTTGCGATCATTGTTTTCTCCCCGCGCAAACATCAAGGCCAAAGCCTGTACGTTGTTGCGGATTTCGTGATTGTGGGCCTCGATTCTCTCGAGGCGAAACAGTAGGTTGTTCTTTTCCTGTGTGCGCAATTCCTCAATTGCCGTCAGCTTTGTTTCCAAAGATGATATCTTACTTACGACGTAGAACACGGCAGAGATTCCGGGAATGCACACAGCACTAATAACGAAGATAAGCTGCTCAACCGTAATACCAGATTGAGTTGCCGCGTCTAGGGCATCAGGAAGCAAGTGTGAAAGTAAAGCCAATGCTACGTGTCTCCGATCCTTCTAGATCAAAGCCAACGGTTGAGTTGGCGTACATAACGTTCTCTTGACCTGTTGGATCTACCGTCTCAAAGTAGTAGGCAACCTGTGGTCCAATCTGTAGGTACTGACCGGCAGGGAGAGTAATCTTACGCTCGCTGTGGGCGTAGTCACCAGAAAACTTTGTCTGTTGGCGAGAAACGTAGAACTTGACTGTTGCGGTGCTAGAGTTGAGTACGCGGATGTATCCGTCATTCTCGTTTCCGGGGGAACCAATAACCTGTGAGAAGGTCAGGGCGCCAATTGTGGTTGGAACGATGTTGGCGGTACCGGAGGCTGGTGTCATAGCCCTGAGAGATCCCATTGACTTACTCACGGTGGCGAAACCAGCGGCTGCTGTTACCGTACCGGAGAGCTCAATGTTACCACCGACGTACACGTTTCCAGCAACATACATTCGGCCAACGCCGTCTGGGTTCTTTGGATTAATCGTTACGCCGTTGGTTGTGTTGGCCTTCTCGTTGAGCTTGATGTACCGGGTGCTAGCGTTAGCGTTGCTTCGGATAACAATGTTAGCCGTATCAACGTTAGAGGTGGAGCTGTTGCTGGTGATGTTGAAATCAGTACCAGTTGTTCCTCCGTTGAACATGATGCTATCGGTAATCCTTACCTGATCGCTGAAGGTCTTAATTCCAGCAACGGTTTGATTGGTAGTCATATCCACAAGAACGGTAGATACCGTCGCTGTGTCGATTAGGCTAAAGGCAACAACAACAGCTGGGGCAAACGTAGCCGCAGCGGTCGTCAAAGTGAATGACGTGGTTGCGGTGGAGCCAGTTGTGGTTGGCTTTAGGATGATGGACTTCGATACTCCGGAGCCGATGATGGCAGCGGTGCTTGATAGTGCCACGTCGGCGCTGAATGTCTTAAGGCCACTGATGGTCTGGGTCCCGCTAAGGGTAACTCCGGAACCTACGGCGACCCACGCCGAGCCACTCCAGTGGAATAGCTCTGCGTTGTCTGAGTCGATCCATAGGCAGCCGGTGTAGTCTGCACCCGATACGGATGGAGCTGACGCTTGGTAATAAGACTTACCCGCGATGTTCAGCATACCGGACTTGTTGAAGTAATTGAGAATGGTGGAGGCGGAATCTGCAATGTCGACGATGTGATTGGTGTCATCACCCTTGACTTGCAGGGTACCGTTGTCGTCGTGTGTGAAACCAATGGCTGGGACTAGTGCGTTGACTACGCCACCAACTCGGTTTAGCTTTACAATGACATTGTCTCGGTCGGTGGAGTTGTCTACTCCAGATGCAACCGATGTGTTTACAGTCCAAGAGTTGTTGGCTAGGGAGTAAACATAAGTTACTCCGTTGCCACCTAGGAAGAGCTCAGTGTCTGCCGGAGCGTCTGGAAAGTTTAGGAATAATGCTGGCATTTGTATCCTTTAGATGTTTGTGCTGATGTCGATCCAGTAACCGACTTCGCCGTTGTATGCTTCCGTGAGTGCCGTGTACCGGTCATCGTGGACGTATACATAGAGGCGGCCGTTTGTGGCGTTATACCACAAGCTGCCCCACTCAAATAGCCCGTCGCCGCCGCTTGATCGCGTTGGCTTGGAGTTAGATGCGAAGAAGGAGCCGGGTAGTGCTCCCATGGTTCCGGGAATCTGGGATACCGGAATAACACCGGAGTCATCTAGGGTAGCTAGGCCGTCGGCTACTCCAAAGAGATCGGTGACGTATGTTTCTAGGTCGTCCTGAGTTACTGGATTTGTGCCAGTGTACATACCCGGTAGTCCAATGATCTGGAAACCGGACATGTCTAGGATACCCACTGCTGGGTTCTGGAAGTTTGTGCTATCACGTGCGAGCAAATAGTCGATCTGCTCGCGCATCTCTTGGATAAGACCAAGGAGCTGCTCTGTGTTTGCATTCAGCTGATCGGCTGTAATGCGAGTTCCAGTTACCCACTCAACATATGGTTCGGCGTACATGGTACGACGTTGAATCTGTAGTGGTTCAGCTGGATCTAGGGCTGGGATGTCATCAGTTGTTCCATCGGTAAATGTTGCAACGCTATTCGCAGGAATAGTGATTGCTGTGATGGTTCGGTTCGTATCGTCGAACGTGATCCACGCTGCCGGAATGCGTCCGAATGAGACGTACTCGTCTGTGTCTAGTGTTAGACCCATGATGGTAGCAATGGAGGTACGCTGTACAATGAGCTGCTCTGTCTTGTCGATTGACGCTAGTAGCGTAATCTCTGAATACGAGATCGGAAGAGTATACACTGCGTCTTGCGTCACGTTCACTGTGGTTAGGTTTGTGGCCATGAGATCACCTTAGTGAGGAGTTCTTGCGGGAGTAAATCCCTCGGAACTCGAGTTGTGTAATATTGACTGGGGCTGGTGAGTCGCTTAGGAGCTTCACAGCGGTTGACTCAGCAAAGCCAAAGATCTTGGCTGTGAGTACTCCATCGGGTTGAATAGAGATAAGACCTTCTAGGTTTGTTGCAGAGAAGGAGGTATCAAGGGAAGTGGTACGTCCACGTCTAATCGCTTGAACTGTATAGGCACCAGTGTTTGTGTGCCGAACGGTGAGGGTCTTTAGATTGAGGACGCCTTCCATGATGTTGGAATTCTGATCACGCTGGAACTGAGTTGAAAGCTCAATGAGCATTCGGAACTTAGCCCCAACATAGATGTGCTTACCGAGGTGGTCTGACAGGTTGAGACCACGAACCACTAGGGTTGTGGATACTCCCTCGACTTCGATTGAGCTGGCCGGATAGACCGACATGGCATCATCGTCAAAGTCATCACTGAGAACGATTACCACATCCTCAGACGGCATACCGTAGGGGATAGTGATCGTGTTGGTTAGGCCAACAGACTGAGTGTTTACTTCGTCTAGTTCGAGTAGAGTCAGGTAGTCAAGTCGAGGCACGTTAAGTTCCTCGGACTCAAGCTTGGTACGCATTAGGTACCACCCGGTTGTATCGGTTGTTCTCTTGCTTACAACGTACATCTGCTCATTCCACACATTGATGCCATAAATGGAATCCATTGTGTCTAGGCGGTAGCGCCAGAATGCGCTCTGAGCAATTCGGTCACCCGCGAATCGGTTGCAGTAGATGTAGATATCTGATTGGTTGTTCTCATCTACGCCGATGACATAGCACTGCGCGTTGGCTGTGCATGTCGCCGCGATATCAGTTGGTAGGTAACCGCGAACGGTTGCAGACACTTCGATTGCGGTGTTGAGTTGACGGCTGTCTTGGTTGAGGTAGACGTAGAGTCGGCCAGTGTCCCAGAAGTAAATCTGAGACCCAAGAACCTGAGGTGCTACAAGATCCAATGTCGAGTAGAAGGTTGTCGGGGAGATCTCTGCGGTGAGCGGAGAGATAAGTCCGTTGTCTCCCTTGAGCTCAAACTGAGTACTACCCTTTGTGTTGAGGAAGAGGTAGTTGTCGAACGGGATCATTGCCATGATCTCGGCGTATGAGTTACTGGAGGCGCGGACGTCTACTGGATCGGCTACACCCACGTTGCTTGGGTCCTTGATCCATAGATCGTTTAGTACACCTAGCTGGCTGCTGAAGACAACGTCTCCGGCGGCTAGGAACAAGCGATCACGGAAGTTGCACATGGCTGTGATGTGCACGTGGCGGGCTTCATCGTTGTCGTCGAGGAAGGGAGATGGTCCGGGATTGGTGTCCCGATCTCCGATGGTTCGATGGGCCCAGTCGATGGGACCCAAGACAAACTTGAGGCCGTCCCATTGAAGCTGTTGTGGCATTCGGCTTGCGTCGATCACTGAGCAGTTGTCCGGTGACCGTACCTTTTGGGTATATGGCGTACCGGTTCCCACCAATGACGATAGATCAGATGTTTCGCTTGTTGGGAAGTTGACGATTCGGTAGTACCCAGCATCTAGTGATAGATATGGGGCGTTACAGAAGTAGACCTTACCTCGGCCATCAACATCTGATACGCCGTCACCATCCGCAAAGGCGGTGGCTGGGTCGTACAGCAGTGCTAGCATGTCTCGAGCAGTGGTGTCATCTGGTGATTCGTCAAGCTCCGAGTTGTTGGCGTAGAAGTCATTCTTGCCCGGGGGTAGCCGAAGCTCCCCGAAGTTCTCGAGTGACTGTCCAAGCCATGGGGTCTCGAAGGACCCGTAGACGTAGTTCTCAACTGGGATATACTTAGCGATAAATGTAGTATCCCACTCATCCCCCGGCGCCAAGATTGCACCATTTGGGTACAGCCGGCCATCGGTGGTTTTGCGAACCTTGAGTGCTGTGTAGTAGGTAACCTTCTGTCCAAGTAGGTCAGCCTGTGCGGTTGATAGACCGTAGTTGTTGACAGTAAGGTTGTTTGTACCGCTGGTAAACCCAGCGTATACTTGTGTGTTTAGGTAAAAGACGTTAGACCCGAAGTGGATAGTCTTGAGAATGTCTCGAGTATCCCCCGTACCGTGAACTAGGTAGTTTCGTGAGTTCACATCGAGGATTCCGCCCGCTAGAAGTTCTGCGTAGCGGTCTGAGGTTGTTTGTCCTACAGCCTTGGTGGCTTCGGCGAATGTGAACAGCTCAATCTGGGGGCTGGTCTGGCTTGGGGCAGCGTTGTAGACCAGAGCTGGAT